CACTCATGTGTACCTCCCTGTTGTTGTTTATATTACAAGACTAGCAGATGCTAGTCATTCATATTGAATGCGCCCTTACAGACGCTCCAATAAGAACACCAATTTGCCGAACACAACGCACTGGAATCATTCATAACCCAGTTCCGTTGGGTAGAGGTGGCAAGAGCAGAATGCAAAGCACCACCAACGCTATGCTTAAGCCAATTATGATGTGCTTCGTTGCGGGATATAGAAACAATCTGATGCTTAGGAACATCACCACGCACCATAACACCGTAGTTAAATCCAACATTTTCAATATCCTTTCGCTCAAACGCAACCGCGTAAGTATAGACGGTCGGCTGGATAGCCGACTTTTGTTTCTCCTTAGCGTAATAGGCTTTGCTGGCAGTCTTCCAGTCCCAAATCACACCGCTAGGGGTCAGATAATCCATTGTGCCTTCGAGCCACACCGCATAACCCTGAACCACAATACCCAGTGGCACACGAAAGAACTTCTCAACCTCGCCACCCAACTCTACCTCGGGCAGAATACCCTCATAGAAAGCCTCAGTCATGCTGGCTAGATAGTCGGGAATCTTGTCTCCGTCAATGTTCGTTACCTTGTGTGGCTGTTTGGCAAGTTCATCAAACTTGCCTGAAACAGCCTGTAACATTTCTTCACGAGAGGAGGCGGAACCGCCAAGCACCGACTCAATACCGTGGTGCATGGCGGTTCCGATAATGGTAGCATCAGAACCAGTACGAAACTCAGGGCGAACAATACCCAATCTAGCCCGTTCAGGACAGATAGCAAGGTCATTCAGCCAAGACTGTCTAACATATACTATCTTATTAGCAATATCTAATTTCATATCTTCTCTTTTCTAATAGACAGCGTAGACAGTGGGGTGAGGGACTGTTGTCCCGAACCCCTAGAAAAAGTATACCATAGCCAGTCATCCATCTGTCTTCGCTGAACGGATACCTCTAAACAGTTTCTTGTAGAACTTCATAGTATTGACACCAGTTTTGTGGTCACGACCTATCTTGGCAAAGTTGGGTTTATCTGCCAGACACGCGTCACATAATGACTGAAACTCTTGTTCGGTCATTATGTGACGGGCCTTGTTTACCGTAACAGCCTGAATAAACTGAGGCAAGGACAAACCCAACTGGCGGATAATGTCCAAGACGGGAACCTCAGGATACTGCTTGCTGTACGACAACACGCTATCACGAATCAACTTCCAGTTCTCAACATTATTGACACCCGAGAACTCGAGGGGCTGGATACTGTCTGCGTCAAACGCAATGTAACCACCAGTGGACACAAACTGGTCGTGGATATCAACAAGCCTAGTTAGATAGTCCAACATTGTTGTCTTGTTCCACTCATGGTCAGTGCCGTCAGTGTAACCTAAGATTTCGCACAAGCGTTCTCCAAGCCACATATCGTAGACGGCATCTTTCGTGATGGTAACCCCGATAGGGGTGACATCACACAAACAGTCTGTGTCCATACACATTACTTTACCTCGTCAATCTCATCAACTAATGCGAACTGTGCCGCGTATAATGATTGGCGGGCAAGGTCGGTTTCCAATTCCATGTAACCGATTTCTGCCGCCTTGTCTTGGTCGTCCGCATACACATCCATAGTGTACACGAAGTTTAGTCTGAACTTCTTTATCATTATTCTTCCTCCTCTGAACCGAACAATTTTGTCCAACAATCGGGGTGAACTCCGCTAATCATCTGCTCACGCAATGCCGGCTCTAGGTCGGGAAACGCTTGCTGGATAAGGATTTCCCCGATATGCCACCTGTCAAGTGCCATCTGTGCCTCAGGGGTATCGGGCAACTGCACGATACCCCCAGTCTGACACACCAAACATTTCTTGGTGACAACTTTCATCACTTACCTCCATTCTCTAGGAACTCGTCAATCTCATCAAACAAAGTGCTGGTCGCTTGGCTGAGCAACTTTTCGTTTGCTCGCTCAATCAACGCATTCACTTTATCGTCAATGGCACTGCCCTGCTCTTTGGTGCGGTTCGGGTCATCAACATAAGCGTTGATTTCCTTAAGCAACTGCTCCAACTCCTCCATAGTGGCAAGGTTGTTATCCTCGCAATATGACAAAGCCATAGCGGTAACCGTAGCCTGATTATATGCGTTAGCCACTTTCTCCGTGAAACTGGTCGCAAGGAACAGAACGAACTCTGTCGGCAAGTCATAACTCTCACCGTCATATTCACCGTCCTCATTGTAACCGTTCACCACCACCACATTGCCGCGGATTTCCCGCATAAACAATGCGCTAGCAAGATAGTTCGGCTCCATGTTCAGCAACAAACCCTCATCGTGAACATAACCGACAGCCATGATACCATCACAGTCTTGGCGAACAGCGTCAAAGTGACCGCCCACCAACTCCTGAATGTCGTCAATGCCGTTGATTTCCACAGGGCGAACAGTCGCCCCCATGCCACAAGGCAAATATGCTGCTCTAGTCATTACTATTCCTCCATCCCAAAGTTATTTACATATTCCGTGATTGTGTCCCCACCGATACCGATAGCACCTGCGTGGACAGTGATACCGAAGTCTTCCAACGCCTGAACAACATCGTCAAGCGTGGCGAAACCATCAGCGTCACCATTTGTGATTACCAACCTAACAGTATAGCCTAACATTATGTTTCCTCCCGTCGCTAAACCAGCGACAACCCTTTGATTGTGGACATTATGAACTTCACTCCGTCAGTTACTGGGTCTCCTGTGGCATCCTCCATTCTGTCAATAACGATATCCGCTTGGATATTCTCGGCTTGTGTGACTGCGTGAGCCTGACCGTACGAACCGCCCTCAATCGCTAGTTTGCGTGCGGGACGCCAGTCAGTCTTCTCAAGGACACTGAATCCGATACGGCGCAACATTGACGGATGAGCCATAGCGAACATCAGATTATCAACATCCAAACGCTCCTCAGATGAGTGAACCTTGCATAGTTGCGAGTGAAGCAAGTTCGTGTCATAATGGTCAAGTGTAGCGGACTCCAACCATACTTCCACGCCGACACCCAACTTGTTCAGCACATCCAGCAACGCAACAACGATTGCGCCACGATTACGAATGTACTCAGGTTGGACATGGCAGTTAGCCGCGCCATTCACAAGCACACGAACAACACGCCCCATGCGACCACTAGGGACGGTCACATACTCCAACATATGTTCAGGTTCGCCGTGAATGAAACGGTCAATGTCCACACTGTCTCCGCTAGTGTCGTAGCACATCTCGAACACATCACCAAACGCCATGTTGATATGTTCCTCCATTTGATGGAAGATTTCGTCCACTTGTGGACGAATATCGTGCCAGCCAGTCAGGCACAAGTCCACAGCCTCGGCTAAGGACTCTGAACCTGACCACTTGTTATTGCTACGCTTATCGGATGACGCGGGCTTCGGGTTATCACCAGCGTACCTAACAAGGTCGCCCAGTGACTCCCAACGCTCCACATGAACCTTACCGATAATCTCCTTGTGCATCACTTCACCTCCAACTTAGCACCACCATTAGGAACAACGACATTCGCCATGACCTTAGCGAACTGGTCAGGCTTCATACCTGAACCGAAAGTCATCGGGACACACTCCTCATAGGTGAACCCTGCGTTGAGCAGTTTCGCACCATGATATGAGGCTCGTGGCGACACGATAACCTTGAGTCCGTTAGCCTGAACATTGCGACGCGCACCACGAACAACACTCAGCCATTGTAGCCCAGCGAACTTGTCCACCGACAAATCGTTCACGATACCCTGCTCCATGTCCTCGTCAATCGGGATATCCAACTTGACGAACCTATCAAGGGTTGAGCCGTCGATAACCTGACGACCGACATACTCGGCGGTCGCACCGTTCCCGTAAGTGTTCGCTGACGCAATCGCCACGAACTTCTCGTGACGCTTCACCTTACCGTCAGGGAACATCATCCAACCGTTACTGAGTGCGCTATTGAGCGTGAGCAGGATGTTCGGGTTCGCTGCGTCAATCTCGTCAAGCAGATAGACACCGCCTTCCTCGTAACGCTTGCGGAAGTCCACTGAGTGGTACAAGCCGTGACCGTCACGATAGCCCTTGATTTCGGACTTGGATGACTGCGAACAGAACGACTCGGGACTGTACTCCAGTCCCAATGCTTGCGCAACCTGTTCTGCGATGGTGGTCTTGCCGACACCAGCCGTTCCCGTAAGCCACGGAGCCATGCCCGCATCAACGACACGCAACACCTTATCCATCATAAAGTGTGTACGCCCCGTAATCTCGTGAGTGTGACCACCACTCAGCGTGACTTGCGTCACCTTAGGGGTCAGGTTCGTGATGCGATTATCCATATCGGCTAGCACCGCCGTTGTAGCGGTGACAACCATCTCGCGAACCTGCTCCATATCAACGGACGGCTTCGCATAATCACGAAGCACCTTACCCAACACCTCGTCAAGCCCGAACTTACCCTCGGGCTGTGGCTGTGGCTGAGTCTCAACCTCAACCTCAGGCTTAGGTGGAATGGAATGTGGATTAGTTGCTGGCGTTGCTGGCACAGGTTTAGCCTCCATAATCGTAATCGTACCCTCACCCAACTCACGACACTTGTCAAGACAAATCTGACTCAACTCGTTAGTCGTATACTTCAAAGGCGACTTGGTGAGTTTGTAACCCAAGTGCCTAGCGACTATCAACAGCGTATTGCGGTCAAGATACGCAATACGATACGGATAGTCCCGTGTGTGTTCGCCAGACCCGAAACGGGCGACGACAGTCTTCTTCCCCGTGTCAATGGACACGATTTGCTTAGCCTTGTTTGCCATTATGTTTCCTCCCGCCCCAGTGGGGCATAAACGCCACCAGCCCCTGTTGGCTGGTGGCAGACCCTATCAAAGACGCACAGACCCGCACACACGGGTCATGCGTTATGCGAACATTACCTCCTCCACCTTGTATTCGTAGTCGCCCGCAATATCAGCGAGCATATCGTGGAACGGCTCATAATCGTCGTCCTCCTCCATCGCCTTAGTGACGCTATCGGGAACTTCGATGTCCTCGCACTCATCCAAAAGCAGTTCCCCATTATGAACAACATAACAGCCTGCGAACATCATCCCAGTCTCTTCGTAAGTACCGCCGAACCACAACTCAGGGTACAACTTTGAGATATGAATAATCAGTTGCGTACACGGACCCCACGCACTCTGAAACACAAACGCACAGTTGGAATACTGGTCTTTCTCGGACTTGATTACCTCACCGCTAGTGAAATCGGTTTCGCAATCACCCCACTTCGTACCCCAGTTCGCATACTCCCACTCATACCAGTCAGCGTGACCGTATTTCTCAATGTTACGCTTCTGCTGTTCTACAAGGGCTTTCTGCTTCTCCTCGTCGCTATGGAAACCCGCCATTGTTTCTTTGAGTTCCTGAGGACAAGGAACAAGTTGCGCCAAGCGAAACCCATCCTCACCGTCACGAACATCCTCAACGAACTTGGAAACCTGCTCGTAGTTTCCTCGCACCGTCAAATTGTTGCTACACCAGTTCGGCATAACCTATCCTGCTTTCTGCCCCTTGTGGGGGCGTAAATCCGCACACCCGTTGTGTGCGGAAACCTATTTGAGAACCCTGAATGTGATAATGACCGTCAAAGTCACCCACACAATGCTAAATACTTGCTCGTAAGTCACGACACACCTCCCCAGTCCTCTTGGTCATCCAATATCTGAACAACCCAGTCGGGCAACCCACCACGCAACGCAGGGAACTGACGGAACAACGACAGCGCGCACTCACGGCACATATGAACCGTGATATCCCTACCGTAATCGCCCTCCTGAGGGAAATAATCCCACAGCCCACCATAATGCCCCCAAGCATACGGGAACACGCTGATACCATCCTCAATGATATCGCAGTCACCCAACGCACCCTTACGGACGACACCGCAGTTATCACAAACAGCCATTATTCCTCCAGTTATCTGTCTTCGCTAACTATTGTTCAGGTGAACAACAGTAGGATAGCGTGGGACGACAGCCCCACGCCACCTTACCGCACTTCCCCTAAGGATTACAGGAACTTGCTGACGCTGGACAGTGTGCTTGCGTTCACAAACTCCTGCTCAGTCATACCAAGAACACGAATAGCGTTGGAAATCTCCTCGCGTTCCTTATTGTATTCCCATTCAGCGTAACACTCGCCGCACTCAGGCGACTCACCGATAGCAGACTTCGGGAACAACAAAGTGACGCCAACAGCAACCATCCCGTTCGGACGGTCACGCCACTCACGATGAGGCGTACCCTGAATAATGCCCTTGCCCGACTTCACCAGTTTCACCAGTTTGGCTTCGTGCTTCGCAACCTGCTCCTGATAATCAGCCTGCTGACGCTGACTATCCTCAAACTTCTGTTTGCGATTAGCCAACGCACGCTCCAACGCCTGAACCAGCACGCCAGTCCTTACCTTTACCGATACCGACTTACCCATTACACAACCTCCCAGTTGTATCCGATTACTACCGTTCGACGAACGATAGTGGAATGGTACGGGGCGCGACCACAGCACCCCGTACCACATCACCACCCTCCAGCCGTCAGCCTATCAAAGACGCACGGATACGCACACACCTACGAGGCGTACCGTGCCACCACCTGAGAACCGCGCAACAACCGCTTCTTGTAACCGTTGCCGATATTCAGGCACGAATAATAATGCCACGCCTGAGACTCCATCGTGGACACCCAACGGGTCTTGTACGCACCCTTGCCCTTGCCTACCTGAACCTGATAAACCATTACAGAACCTCCTCCTGAACCTTTGCCCAATATGTATCCAACCAATGCCAAGCCAACTCCTCAGCCCACTCCTTACGCGTTTCCGCATAATGCGCAATCCAGAACTTGTACTCGTTGTAACACTCCTCAGCCGTCACGACTGCTCCTCCTGTTCTTCGTTCGCCCACTCACGGGCATCCAACTCATCCAATATCTCGTTGTACCACATCACTTCATCCACCCCCAATCTGGCTCAATCGCGCCCTCATCCCCACGCTCCCACGCAAACAGACGATAAGCCTGAACCAAGTTCCACAACGCCTGCTCGCACTCATCATCCCACTTGTCGTTGATGAACTCCAACATTTCCTCGCTCGCGGCGACACCGAGCCACTCCATCAAATGCTCGCCAGTCCACTTCTTCGCACCCATTACGCACTCACCTTACACGCCCGAAGAAACCGCTCACGGTCAAACGCCCGATTATCCTGCTCAAACCACCTCGCAAGCGAACCCGCGACACTCGCAAGGACAACCTCAACACCGTTCGGTTCGCCACCGTTACGCTCAACTTCGTGGGCAATCGCCTGAGCGACCGCCTCATACTCCTTGCGACTAGCCATTACGCACCCGCCTTTCGCGTCATCTGTCCGTGCTGACCACACTTCACCTCGTACACGCGAACAAACACCTGTGTTTGCTTCGCGCACTTCTCGCACGCATAGACACCTTTCGGCATCAAGCGTTCGACCTGCTTCTGCTTGCTCATAACGAACCTCCCAGTTCATTATCCGACGGTTCACCCGTTGTGAACCGTTCGTGTGTGCGACGGGAATCGAACCCGTCCGAAGCACCAGCGCACACGACCCCGTGAGGGGCTACTTCTTCGCGCTCACCCGCACATAGGTGAAGAACACGGTCGGCACACCGTCCTCACGCTCGGGGATGGACACAGCAACCGCACGCTTCACGCGCACCTGCTGAACCTCGCCGTCCACCTTGCGAACGGCAACCTCCGCACCCTCATCAGGCGCGTTGGTGGCGGGGAAACCCACCGTCCAGTCCGCACCCACTCGGGCGTAACCGCCGTACACGACGGCTTCTGTCTTCTTGCGTGCCATCACAGCACCTCCTCGCGACCGCAGTCGCACTAGTGGCACAAGCCCCGTTGGCTTGTGAACCCGTCCTGCCATCAAAGACGCACCGATGCGCACGCTCACGCCGTGTGGCGTTGGCGTTGCGCTGTGTCGCTGTGTCGTTGCTAACAGTTGCCCCCCATCAAAGACGCACTGGTGCGCACACACGAGAAGAAAACACGCACACACACACGAGGCTAGCATATGACTGACGGCGAAGACAGGTCGCTCCGCACTAGCGCGCACGCACGCATGATGCGACCCTGTTCGGTCGGGGCTGGCTGGGTTTCCTGTGTGGGTGCGCGCAGATGCGTGTTATGCGCACTCGCACACACGCGCGACGGGGGGCATGGGGGGGCTACGGGGTCGCTTCGGATTTCTACTATAACTGTTGAGGGCGAGAGCCACTCCCAGAATCCAGTTTATACGGCTGTCTATGCTGTGACTGGCGTCACATGGGGGTGGGGGTGTTTTTGTTTTGAGTCCCAATACCTATAAGGTTTTTTATATGAAAAAACCACCCCGTTTGGGGTGGTTTTTTACAGTATTGTTACGGTATTGTTACGGGAGTGTTACGAGCCTTTGACCCATTTCTTGTTGCGGGGTTGGGCTGTTTTGGATGGTGACCATTTTACTTTGTCTGCCCAGTAGGCGGCGGACAGTGGTCCGCGCGCAATATTCTTCGAGTGGCGGGATTTGAATGCTTCTCGTTGTCCAGCGGTCTGGTTTGTTCGGACGCCTTGCTGCCCGAACCTGATGGTTTTTACTTGTCCGCCTGATTTGGCTACAACAACATGGGATTTGGTTGGGTGGCTTGGGGTTCGCTTGGGCTTGTTATAACCCGACACTCCTGCTCGTGCTAGGCGTGGGTCACGCTTGCTGGTTGCCATTATTTTGCCTTTCGTGCAGCGCGCCCTGCTGTCTTCGCTGCTTTGGTGTTTGGTACGAACTGTTTTCCTTGTTTCATTCCTGCACGCTTTTTGCGGCTGGTGGCAGCGTATTCCGCTGCCGACAAACTAGAGATAGCCTTCTTGGGCAGATAGCGTTCACCTGTAGCCTTGGGTCCTTGGGTGGATGGTTTACCTGACTTGGTTCGCCATTCTTCTTTGGTCCATTTACTTAGGTTGGATTGGGCTTTGGTTTTGGGTCCAGAGTATCCGCCACCCGCTTTCTCGTAGCGTTGGTTGGCGATTTGGGCTTTGCGTGCCGACCATTGGCCTGGTCGGCCTCCTTTATCGCCTGCCTTGACGGCGGCGACGATACGCTTGCGCAAACCAGGATTGCTGTAAGACATTACTTGTGCTTTGAACCCTTCATCAATTTACCATCAGGCATACGATGATACCCCTTAGGGGTCTTCTTTGTCTTTGACATCTTGGCTTGCTTCTTGGTTGCCATTACTTTTTCTTCTTCTTTCTGACCGCAATAATTTGCGCCATCAGGCGCACATGGTCCGAGGTTGGCTTAGGTGTACTATTAGAATCCGTCATGGTCATCTGCTTTCTCTAGTTCAGCAAACAGCAATCTGAGAAAGGCGGCTATTGCCGCCAAGGTTAAAACTGCTGTCCCGAAAATAACGGCTAATGTTTTAATCATTCTCCCCATCTCCCTGTCTACGCTGTACGGGTGTCACACTCACTGGGGTTCGTGTGACACAACTCTGTTGTGTCCCCCCTCCGTTGGTTCCCCCCACTACCTTTATATCGCTGTTCCCTAGACAAGTTGAATACAAGTTAACACAAAACCCTGTAGCAGCGCAGACAATCCCGCAATGTTACAAAACTGCTGTGAAAAAATTAACAAAACTGTAACACTAGGGAACAATCTGCTATATGTTGATGGCAGAAATACTAGACCCGCGCCAAGAAGCATTCTTGAACTGGCTGGTAACACCTGCTTCGGGGCGGGTTCCATCATCCCAAACAGCATACGCACAGCAAATCGGTGTAGACGAAACAACCTTGCGGCGGTGGAAAAATAAGCCAGCCTTCAAAGCGGAATGGGAAAAGCGTGTGGCTGCGCTCCAGGGTTCGCCCGAGCGAACCCAACAAATATTGGATAATCTATTTGCTAGGGCTATGGATGGAGATAATAATTCTGCAAAGTTGTATCTACAGGCAACGGGGCGTTTGGCTCCCGTTCAGGTCAATGTGGAACACTCGGGGAAGGTCACAGAATTGTCGGATTCTGAGTTGGACGCGCTAATTGCGGAGTCCGCTAGGTCCGAGAAAAGTTTTCGTTTACAAACAAAGGTGATACCTGATGGCAACAACTAACGACGCAATCTATTTGGCACTTAAAGAGTTGTATCCAACTGCTGGTTCTACTTTGGCTGACCTTCTTTATACTCATTGGTCTGAAAAGGGTCTTCAATATCGTGGTTCTTTGCAATATGATTATTATGTTGCTCAGGGTGCTACGGGGACCACTTTGGGTGATTTGGCTAATGATTTTTGGGCTGAGGATTATCCGATTGTAATTGATACATTGCTTTTCAATTTTAGCGACCCCGATGAGTGGCTGGAATTGTTTGTTTTTGACCGTATTGATACGGTTGAAGAAGAAATATTCGTAATTTAGGGAACAGGAGTTCAATAGTATATGGCAACTTTTTCAAAGCAAATCCTGAGTGGCTCGACCGATGGTAAGGCCATCAAGGTTGCTGCTACCGCAACGGCTGGAACCACGATTCATACTGGTTCTTCAACGGCAACAACGCTTGATGAGGTTTGGATTTACGCAGTAAATACCAGCGCATCTGATGTCAAGTTGACGATTGAGTGGGGTGGCGTTGCTTCCCCTGATGACCACATTGAGTTTACTGTTAAGGCAGAAAACGGTTTGTACCTGATTATTCCAGGACTTATCCTGAAGGGTAATGCTACTCCGCTGGTTGTTCGTGCATTTGCTGGTACGGCGAATGTTATTACTCTGTCGGGGTATGTAAACCGAATTACGGCTTAAGGAGTCATAATGAGATACGCTCCTAGGACACAGAGTTCTTCTAGTATTGATAGTTGGGGTCGCCCCGCTACCCCTGGAATTGGTGTTGTTGATGGTTATGGTGTTGCGACTGGTGGTTCATCCTCAACAATAACCGTTGGTGGCAAAAGTTATAGACTTTTGACTTTTACCTCTACTGGTACTTTAACTGTTACCGCATCTGGCCTTTTTGATATTTTGGTTATTGGTGGTGGTTCATCGGGTGAAAACTCTTGGGCTGGTAACGGTCGTCCAGGTTCTGGTGGCGGTGGTTCTGGTGGCTATATGCAAACAAGTGTTTATTTCACTAGCACCAATACCCATACTTTGACGGTTGGTGCTGGTGGTGCTAAGCCTGCTGGAACAATGGAAGGACCATATTTTGGCACTCCTTCTGGTTTGCATATTACCTCCACATCTGGTGTTCCACTTGTCGTGGCAGTTGGTAGTGCATCTGGCAAAGGTGCAGCACCATCGTGGTCATCTGGTTATGTTGCCAACCACCCATTGTTTGGTGGCAAAGATGGTGGCACAGGCGGTGGCGGTGGCAACGGCGGTGGTGGTGGCGGACTCGGTGGAGTTGGCGCAGCCGTAGGCGTTGGCGGAACTGGCGCAGATTTTTCTGCTTGGCTCGGTCAATCTGCTGGTACTACCTATTTGGGTGGTGGCGGTTGTGGTCGAAACTCTAGTGGAACTGTTTATGCTGGTGGCGCAGGTGGTGGTGGAGGAAACTCCCCTGGAACTGGTGTCGCAAACGGTGGAGCAAACACTGGTGGCGGCGGTCGTGGTGGCGCAGATACAGATAGCGGTGCTGGCGGCTCTGGTGTTGTTTATGTGAGGTTCAGGATTTAATATGGCTCATTTTGCAGAACTAAAAGATAACATTGTTCAACAGGTAATTGTTGTTGCCGACGCCGATTGCGGCGGTGGAGAGTTCCCTTCCAGCGAACCAGTAGGTCAGCAATTTATTGCTGAAATTGGTTTGAGTGGAGATTGGAAACAAACTTCTTACAACTCTAATTTCCGTGGACGTTTTGCTGGTATCGGATTTTTTTATGATGCTGAAAAGGATGAGTTTGTTGCACCAAAGGTTGTTGATGAAGTTCTCTAGTGAGCATAAGGCTATTGTTAAGTCGTGGGCAAAAGTATTTGCCGCCGCTGTAATCGCAGCCTACAGTGCAGGAAGTCGCGATTGGACTGTGCTTGTCAATGCTGGTGTTGCCGCATTGATTCCTGTAGTGTACTCTTGGCTTGACCCGAAGGATGCGCGCTTTGGTCGCCGTCTGGTGGTCAAGAAGAAGGCTGCCCCGAGAAAGAAGCGTTAAGTAATGCCATCTAAAAAACCAGCAATTCAGCGAGGGCAAGGACACCCCACTGGTATTATTGATGATACCGCTAAAGCATTTGGCAAAGCAGTAAAAAATGCAAAAACTACTATTGCCAGAAAAACTGCTGCAAAATCATTGACCCTTAATTCAAGCGGCACAATTTCCAGAAAAGCAAAATCAACAAGAATACAAACTGCTGCTGATAGATATTTACAAAAAGAGTTTTCTGTTAAAGGCGTTCCTAATTCTTATAGTATAACAAAAGACCCTTATGTTGGTAAAGAGGTTCTAAAAACTCGCCCATCAAAGCGCGTGATAAAAGAACACAAGAAATCCATGCGTAGTCTTGAAAAGGGCAAAACAAAATTGCAGAAAACTTTGCAAAAAACTGATAAAAAATTGCAAAAAGATTTAAAGAAAATAGACAAAAGGCATAGACCACGATAATGCGTCGACCCTACACAGGAATGTCTGACGGCGTTTCCAAAGGGAAACGCCCAGGAACTGAAACATTTGTAAAACATTGTATTCTGCTAAGTAAAAAGAACTTGTGGAATAATGGAACTTGGGGTGTGCGCTCAATTAAGGGCAAGCCCGAGAAGATGTCTGTTCATTCAACGGGTCGGGCTATGGATTTGAGTTGGCGCGGCAAAGACAGAAAGACAGCCAACGAGTTTATAAACTTTCTTGCCGATAACGCTGTGGCGTTGGGCATTGAACTAATTATTGATTATTATCCAATCCCGCATGGTCGCGCTTATAAGTGTACGCGTGACGCATGGGAGAAGTATGACCGCCCCACTGTGAGTGGTGCGCCCAAGGGTGACTGGTATCATATTGAACTGTCTCCCGAGTTTGCTGATGATGCCAAGAAGGTGCATCAAGCGTTTAAGGCACTATTCAAGTAACCTGTAGTGGACTGCGGTTCACTAGACTGGAATCTATGAAAAAGTTACTGCTAGTTTTGGCTATACTGTTTTCGGTTATGGTTGCCTCCCCTGTCTCTGCTACAACCCGTGAGTTGTTGTGCGACACAAGACATAATATCACTAAAATGGTTTCTGCCAAGCGGTCCGCTGGCAGATACCAAGTGGATTATGTCATGTGGCGCGAATCACGCTGCCGACAGGTAGCATTCAACCCGAATGACCCTATGGGGGGTTCTTATGGTCTTTTCCAAATCAACGCTTATTGGTGTAAGCCTAGTAGATACTATAAGCGCGGCTGGTTACAGACGCAAGGTATATTGGATAACTGTGAAGATTTATTCAATCCTGTTGTTAACGCTCGGGCTTTTATCGCTATTTTTGATTATGCTGAAAAAACTTATGGGAACGGCTGGCTACCTTGGGGAGGTACTCCGCGGTGGAACTAAACGAACTTCTTAACGAAAAAGAATGGCGCAAGTGTCGCGGTCCGCAGGACGCGACCAACGAAGAACTATTAGAAGCATTCGCCTATTTCTGTGGTAACTACTGGAATATTAAACATCCTGAACATGGGCGTATCAAGTTTGAGTTGCGGGAAGCACAGTTGGAAACTGTGCATACTTGGCTAGAGGAACGCTATAGTATTGTTTTGAAGGCACGCCAGATTGGGTTCTCTACACTGGTTGCGGCCTATTGTTTTTGGTTGGCTTTCTTTTGGCCTGACCGTTTTATTGTTATGTTGTCCCGCACCGAACGAGAATCGGTCAAGTTGCTGGCTAAAGCAAAATACGGTTACAGATTTATGCCATTGTGGATGAAGCAGCGTGGTCCTCAGCAGGTGACAGAGCATCAGTTGAAAATGGTATTTGATAACGAATCCGCTATCGAGTCGCTACCGTCCAGCAATGACCCTGCTCGTGGTGAGTCGGTGTATTTGGTTGTTGTGGACGAGTGGGCGTTCTTGCCCAATGCCGAGGAAGCGTGGGCATCTATTGAACCTGTTGCCGATGTCGGCGGTCGTGTAATCGGTCTGTCTACTGCTAACGGGTCTGGTAACTTTTATCATCAACTATGGGTCGGCTCCCAAACGGGAGCCAACCGTTTCAAAGGAGTGTTCTTTCCGTGGTCTGCTGATGGTGAGCGTGATGAAGACTGGTACAATGCTAAGGCTGCAAATATGCACTCTTGGCAACTGCATCAGGAATACCCGTCATTCCCTGAGGAAGCGTTTATTAAGTCGGGTAATCCTGTTTTTAATATCGAGTTGTTGGACGAGATGCCTGTTATGGAGGCTGAGACTGGTTACTATCATTTATACTCTAGCGGCAATGGTGAGTTTCGCCCCGAAGAGGGCGGCGAACTGTCTGTATGGGATTTTCCTAGGGCTGAAGGTGTATATACGATTGGTGCGGATGTCGCGGAAGGTTTGTCGTATGGTGACTACAGTTCCGCACACATTATAGACGCAACCACAGGTATTGTGGTTGCCCACTGGCATGGACGAATCGAGCCAGATATTTTTGGTGAACTATTGGCGGAGTTGGGTTGGTGGTATAATAACGCTATTTTGGGTATCGAAAACAACAACCACGGTTTGACCTGTATTAAAGCAGCCCAAAAATATGGTTACAAGAATCTTTATAGGCAGCGTAAGTTGGCTCGGGTGCGACCCGAAGCCACCGAAATCCTTGGTTGGCGCACCACAGCGACGACAAAGCCTATTTTGATTGACGAATTGAATGCTGCTTTGCGTGATTCGTCTATTGAGTTGTATGATGGGCATACTATTGCCGAGTTGCGCACCTTTGTGCGCAAGGAAAACGGCAAAATGGCTGGTTCCCCGCATGACGACAGAGTAATTTCTTTGGCGATTGCGGTTCAGATGCTGAAATATGTGTGGCTTCCAGAGTACCGCAGCGATTTTAAGCCCCCAACCAATAGTTTGATGTGGTGGGAGCAGCATATTTATGGCGGTATGCCCGCCACTAAGACCTTTTTGGGGGCGCATAATGTTCGAGAACGCACCCCATTTGGTTCATAGGGAACAGAATGTGTATTTATGATGGAATTAGTGTGCGAAACTTGTCAAAAACAGTTCTTTGTGGAGCAGATGCCTCATCGTGGAGAAATCTGCTTCAAATGCCATATTAAGGGGGTCCGTCTTGGCTTTACCTATGGTCAAGAGGATTTTCATGGTCCTACTATTGCTGAGCGTCAGCGTCAAACTGTGGAACAGGCTAAGATTAACGGTTACAATGCCGAACCTGTCACGAACTGGATGTAATGTATGTCGTCGGCGGTCTGGGTTCCTATCGCGGTCGCGATTATCACAGGACCAGTCGTTGTGGTATTACAAAAACTTCGCAAAGAGAATACCGACCAGCACGCCCAAGGACAGATTCTTTTACGAATGATAGGTAAAAAGGTCGATAATATCGGCACAAAGTTGGACAACCATATTGGTTGGCACGAAGGTCAGAAGGACGCAGAATAATGGCACGGAAATCGGCAGCAGACCATCTTAAGCATTATAAGCAGCGTCTGGAAGCATCTAAGCGTTGGCGTAAAAAGGATGGCTACGATGCCACTTGGAAGCGTTTGAACGACTTGTATCGCGGCAAGCATTTTGATGACTATAAGAACGAGGACCAGATGCTGGTCAACATTTCGTTCTCGACCATCAATGTTATTTCTCCAAGTATTTCGGTGAACTATCCGAAGATTTCGGTTTCCGCTGTTAAGCCAGATAATGCGCCCCAGGCTGTCATTGCTGAGGCTGTGGTGAATTACTGGTGGAAGCATCGTGACATTCGCTCGGAGTTTCGCCGTGCGGTCAAGGATATGTTGGCGTTTGGTCACGGCTGGATTAAGGTTGGTTACCGTTTTGTTGAAGAAGTTGTTGAGGGTGACCCTGAGATTTCTGACACCGCCGAAGGCGGTGAAAGCCAGCCACTAACCGTTATTCGCGAAGACAGCCCGTTCGCTGAGCGTGTGTCCGTCAGCGATGTGTTCGTTGACCCAGATGCCACCAGCATGAAGGATTTGAAGTGGATTGCTCAACGCATTCGTCGCCCTATGGCTGATGTTAAGTCTGATAAGCGTTACTCGAAGGCTGCCCGTGAGCAGGTTCAGCCGATGGCGGTCAGCCGCTACGCGGATGACCCGTCCCGACGCAAGATTCACGACACCAATGAAGGTTATGCCGAGATTTGGGAGTTTTATGATGTTGCTGCTGGTTTGATGTCGGTGTTCTGTGAGGGTTCGGAGCAGTTTCTTGTGAAGCCAATGCCGATGCCTTATTCGTTTGGTCAGCCGTTTGTGATGATTCGCAACTATGATGTCCCAGACCAGTTTTATCCGATTGGCGACTTGGAAACGATTGAACCGTTGCAACTCGAGTTGAACGAAACCCGTACCCAGATGATGAATCATCGCAAGAAGTTCAGCCGTAAGTACCTCTACAAGGAGTCGGCGTTTGACCAGTTGGGTCGGTCAGCATTGGAATCGGATGACGACAATGTAATGGTTCCAGTTATTACAGATGAGCCGCTGGGTGCTGTTGTTTCGGCTTTTCCTGCTGTTATTAACCCGCCAGAGTTCTATAACCAAACTGGTCAGATTATGAGTGACATTGACCGTGTTTCTGGTGTTTCAGAGTTCCAGCGTGGTGGCATTTCAGAGATTCGCCGTACGGCAACCGAGGTTAGCGGTTTGATTGATGCCGCCAACGCCCGCACAGCGGACAAGTTGGCGGTTGTGGAGCAGGCTATTGCTGAGGTTGGTCGCCGTATGATTGCTTTGGCGCAACAGTTCATGGTCGGTGAACAGGTTGCCCGTATCACTGGCAAAGACGGTGAGCCTGTTTGGGTGAACTTTGACCGCGACTATTTGGCTGGCGATTTTGACTTTGAAGTTGCTGCTGGTTCAACACAGCCGAACAATGAGTCGTTTAAGCGTCAAATGGCTTTGCAGATGGTTGATGCTATGTCGCCGTTTGCTGGTGCTGGCATTGTTGATATGAAGAAGTTGGCTGCCCATGTGCTTCAGTTCGGATTCGGTGTTAAGAATCCTGAACAGTTCTTGGCTGAGCCTGCCCCTCCTGTCCCTGCTGGTCCTGAGGGCGCACCTGAGGGTGCTGCCCCCACTGTTCCTCCCCAAGTGGCAGCGATGCTTCAGGGGCAGCAGGGGCAACCACCGTTGCCCCCAATGTAGGGAACAACAAAACATATATAGAGCAACCATCTAGGACTCTAGGAGATATTTTTAATGAGTGATGAACTCGCAACGCCGTCCGTGGAACCCGAAGTTGGGTCAACCGTATCTGATAGCGTAAATACAGAAGCACCCGATACACCCGTCCTGCCAGTTGATGAGTACTCTAACTATAGAGTGCCAATCAAGGTGGATGGTGAGGAATTGCAAGTTCCTTTGTCGGAGGCTATCGCTGGTTATCAGCGTCAGGCCGATTACACTCGTAAGACGCAGGAACTGTCGCAGCAACGGGAACAATTCCAGTTTGCTTCGGCTCTTCAGGCGGCTTTGGAGAATGACCCTGCCGCAACGATTGATTTGCTGTCTCAGCATTATGGTATCAGCCGTAAGGCTGCTACCCAGATGGTTGAGCAGGCATCTGAATCGTTTGATGATATTGACCCTGTTGAGCGTCGGTATCGTGAACTTGACCAGCGTATAGCGTCCTTTGAGGATTACCAGAATCAGCAGCAAGTTGAGCGTGAGATTCAGGGTTTGCAATCCAAGTATTCTGACTTTGATGTTCGAGAAGTTGTGACAGCCGCTTTGCGGATGGACACTACTGACCTCGAGGGCGTGTATAAGCAACTAGCGTATGACAAGATGGTTGCAAAAGCACAGTTGGAGCAGGCTGCACAGCAGCGACAGCAGGCGGCGGATGCCGCAGTTGTTGAGGCTAAGCGTGCGGCATCTGTTGTGTCTGGCGGAGCGTCAGCGACAGCCAGTACCACCAACGACACTTTTGTCCCTATCACCAGTATTGCTGATGCTTGGGAAGCCGCTAAGCGTCAAATGGGAGCAAGTTAGTTACCCACAAATTACTAGTTCTCTTAGGAGAGAATAATGTCTAACCCAAACTTTGATGCGTTGCTTTCAACAACGCTCGCAAACTACCGTGACCAGTTGACCGATAACGTCTTCACGGCACGCCCACTGACCTACTTCCTCATGGACAAGGGTCGCATTCGTATGCTTAACGGCGGAACGAAGATTGTTGAACCGCTCATCTACGGTCAGAACTCGACCGTTGCTTCGTACAGCGGCTACGACACCATCTCGCTGACCGCACAGAGCGGCATCACGGCTGCCGAGTACGACTGGAAGCAGTACGCTGCATCCATCGCCATCTCGGGAATCGAAGAGGCAAAGAACAACGGCGAGCAGGAAATCATCAACCTGCTTGAGGCCAAGATTATGCAGGCTGAAGAGTCCATGCGTGAAGGCTTCAACCAGATGTTCTTCGCAGACGGAACTGGCAACAGCGGCAAGGACTGGAACGGTCTTGGCAACATCGTTGAGGCTTCGGGAACCGTTGGTGGAATCAACCGTGCAACCGCTGGTAACGAGTACTGGCGTTCGTACGAGGAAAACACCGCAGGTGCTTTGACCCTCGCCCAGATGTCCACGGCGTACAACAGCGTGTCGGTCGGTAACGACCACCCAGACATGGTGCTGACGACCCAGACCCTGTTCGAAAAGTATGAGGCACTCCTCCAGCCGCAACTCCGTTACACGGACACCAAGACCGCAGACGCTGGCTTCCAGAACCTGCTGTTCAAGGCTGCTCCTGTTGTGTACGATGAGCATTGCACCGCTGGTGTCGTGTACTTCCTCAACAGCAAGTACCTGACCCTCGTTGGTCACTCGGGTAAGTGGTTCGCACAGACGGATTTCGTCCGCCCAGAGAACCTCGATGCCCGTTACGCACTCATCATGTGCTACGGTAACCTGACCTGCCGCAACGCGGCTAAGCAGGGCAAGTTGACCGCCAAGACCGCCTAATCGGTTAAGGGAACAACTAGTTAATGGTGGGGGTTTCGGCCCCCACCATTTTTCTTATATAAAGGAAACATTAATGGCATCCAAGAAGAAGTCCGCTATCCAGTCTCGTCAGGGTCATCCGACTGGTATTATTGACGATATTGTTCGTCCCATCATTCAGAATACCGCCAAGGCTGTTAAGAATAAGGCTGCCTCTAAACCAGCAAATAAGTTGCGCGCAAAAGCATATTACGCTGCTAAGGATGTTGAAAGAAAAGTTGCAGGAAAACGCGCTATTTCTTATCGTGATAAGGCTAATTCTCTTTATGAAAAAGAATTAAAGTTGTTCAATCAGGGAACTCCACTTTCTACAAAAAAAATTGTTCGTTCTAGTGGCAAGCGAGGAGTTTTGGGCCAAAAGGCAATCGCTCTTGAAGTTGGTGGATATTGGGGTGGTCCACGACAGAGGGCAAAAATGGCTAGAAAGCAAAATAAAGTAGAGCAAAAGGTTGCGGAAAAAATTGCTACTTATGGAAAGAAAAAGCCAGTCCGTAAAGTTGCTGCGGTTAAGCCAAAGCCAATCAACAAGCGTGGTGCAAAGTAATGGCATCTAAGATTCCAAATCCACTCCTCGAGGCAATCAACGCAGCCCTAAAGGCTGCTGGACAAAAGACCGTCCAAACCACAAGCAAGTCAGTAGCGAAGACAGCAAAGAAGGCTACTAGTCGTCCTTCTGTCACCGCCAAGAAGGCGGCAAAGAAGGCGGCAGCACCGAAGGCTGCTGCGCCCAAGCGTTCCGAAAAGCAGATTGAAAACATCATGAAGCATAATCCGCAGTTCTCTAGAGAGCAGGCTGCTCAGGTTGCTGGTATGTCGCGTGAGCAGCGTCGTGAGTTGAATGCTGCGCTTCATCGTGCAAAGACGGAGGCTGCTGCGGCTGAGAAGAAGGCTGGTCGTGAAGCGAAGCAGGCTCAGAATCGCATCGCTCATCGCGAAAAAAATGAAGCAAAGATGAATAGTTATCAGAAGTGGAAGGCTGAACAGGCTGCCAAGTCTGCTGAACCAGTCGTTCCTAAGCAGAAGCGGTCGCGCAAGAAGGGTGCTAAGTAATGGCTAGTAATCTTGATGATATTATCCGTCAGGCATTAAAGGCTGGTAAGTCGGCTGCAAAGAAGGCTGAAAAAAAGACTGGTTCTGTTTCGCGTGAGGCTCGCAAGGCTGCAAATAAGGCTCAGGCTGCTAGTACGCGCGCAGCAAAAACTGAGGCTTCACAAAAAGCACGCGAGGCACGCAGGGGATGGAATAGGCGTAATTGGAAAAAGGTTGAAGATACTGCCGCTACTCAGCGTTATGGTACTGGAGAGTTCCGTCTTAATAAGGCTAAGCAAAACTTTGCAACGGAAATGGACCGCCTGAATAGCGTTATTGATGCAACCAACACGGAATTGCGTCGTGGTATAAACTCTAAGAAGATTGAAAAAGAAATTGCTCAATCCAAGAAAGTTGCCGAAGAAGCAGGATATGTTTTTAGCAAAGATGATGCAATGTTTATTGCTAGGGAAATGCTTGGCAAGACCAGAAAAGTAAATATGCAGGCTAAGCGTAATTTGAAGAAGTTGACGCGAACTTATACTGATATTGAAAAGACTGGTGGACAGAAGGCTTTAGTTGATGAAGGCGCACGACGAGCAATTCGTCGTGAGTCTCGTGGTGAGTCTTTGATTAAGTCTATTGGCGACGACAAGTTAGCGAATGAACGCGAAATTAATAAGCGTATCGAAGCAGTAATGTCTGAGCGTCGGCAAAAGGCTTTGATTAGGAAGGCCGACTCCAAAATGCGTGGTTCTTCTGGGCCTAGGAAGTCAACTAAGAAGAAAGATGATTCTTGGAAGAAGTCCCATAGTAAGTTGGAAGCGGCTCAAAAGAAGTCGCAAGATAAGACCAACAATAAGCCCATGAGCGAAAAGGATAAGAGGGCTTTGTCGGAAATTGCTAAGCGGACTCGCGGTGTGGTACTTCGTGGTCCTGGCGAATCTGAAAAGTTCGTTAGGCGTATGGAAGATGAAACTTTGGCAATTATTGCTCGCCCTAGAACTGGTGGTAAGCGTAAAACCGTTTCGCAGCAAGTTCGCGAAGAAGGCGGTCGTTTGCGTCCTGTCAAAAAGGGAAAGAAGTTGCCACAGTATGTTGCGCCTAAGCGTAATGCACCAAATCCAGTTATGATTCGTTCGCGCCAATCGGTTGCCGCTGATGCAGCAGATAAGAAAGTTAAGAAAAAGATTGCTGATAAGCCTAGACTGGGCAATGTTGAAGGTGCAAAGGGTCCGACTGGCAGCCGTAAGGTTGCTATCCGTAGGCCATTTAATTCTGCTGGGAAAAATAAGACTGCTCAAAAACGCGCTAAGCGTAAGTAGTTATGGCTGCCCGTTTCAGAAAACCATCTAGCGGTAAGGCTGTCCCTGTAACACCACGCCAAAATCCTACTGGACCATATACGCCAGAGGATATTATTGAGCCAGCCGCACAGAGGACCGTGGCTCAACCGAAAATGGATAAACTAGATAAGTTTAGTGCCGCTTTGTGGAATATTCTTTCTGGTTTAGGCGAGATGGGCAAACAGGATATCAAACTGTTAAAGTCTGACCCTGTTGGGGCTACGGTACGCACTTTGGATGAGTTGACGATTGGGCAGACTGCCCGTGACCAGTTCCGTAAGGGTGATTATGCTGGGGCTGTAAAACAGTCTGGTGTTGGTAGCCTGCTGTCTCTGCCAGAGTTGGACCGTCTGGTTAGGGGTAAGGCTAGTATGGCGGATTCTGGGTGGCTTGCAGCCACCTATTTGGGTGGTCCTTTGGCTAAAACCGCCAAACAGGCTACATCAATGTCCAAAAAGACTTTGCTGAAGACCCTTGCCAGATTGCCTAAGTAACTAGGGAACATTGGGGCTATTATGATGAAGGGTTCTATTCCAGCGCACGCTTTGTATGGTCGTCCTGTGGACGGCTACCGCCTGTCGGCGGTTGCCGATGCCCGTATTGCTGCACCGTCTGGACCGTATATTGGTCGCGGAGACAAGTGCGAAGGCAACGATGACACCTGTGGCGCAAACAAGGTGAAAAACCAGCGGTATTGTGCTGGGCATTTGAAGCAGGTTCGGGCTTTGGCTATTTTGGCTGACAAGATTGACGGGGACACTAGTGGCTTATAATCAGATGACGGCTGCCGCGTTGCGTCAGACGGTTCGAGATATCACGGATTTGGATGCTGAGGATTTGCCAGATTCGTTGTTGAACCTATATTTGCGTGACGGATATTACCGTATTTTGGACCTTGAGAAGCGTTGGCCTTTCTTGGAGAAGACTTTTACTTTTAATACGGTTGCTGAGCAGCGTGCGTATTCTATTTCGGCGTTTACCGCCGACCCGATGGCACAGATTGTGTCTATTGTGGATAATACGAATGTTGGTTTGCGTTTGGATATGGTTGGCTACGATATGGCGGAGACAACCTATGTAGGGTCGTATGACACTTCTGGTGACCCGTTGTTTTATGCTGTCTGGGCTGGTCAGATTCATTTGTTTCCGAAGCCGAATAATGTTCGTACTTTGACGGTTCGCGGTTATCGCGAACCTGTGGATTGGATTACTTCTGAGGGTAATGTGGATGCGTCAGCGAATCTGCATTTTCCGTTGGCGTATTATGCGTGTAGCCGTGTCTATCAGCGTCTTGAGGATACTGTTATGGCGCAGGAGTATAAGCGTTCATTTGATGAGGGCGTGTCACTGGCGAGGGAAACTATTGCTAAGCCAACAAGTCATGCGCATCTGCGACTTAATGCTGGTCAAACTTCGGGTCGCCCGACTTTTAACGGCTGGTTGCAGATGATGGGTAAGAATCTGGGTCAGTAATGAGCCAGATTGCTATTACCGAAGTTTCAGATTTTACTGGTGGCCTGAACTTTCGTGCCGACCAGTTTCAGTTGGCCGCCTTCGAGTCACCTGATATGTTGAATGTTGAGATTGACCCGCGCGGCGGTGTTTTTAGCCGTGGTGGTCAGCATCGTTTGAACACTACTGCGGTGTCTGGTACTTGGAGTCCTGAGAAGTTGTATCCTTTTTATGGGGATACGAATACGGTTATGTTGGCGAACGCCAACAAGGTTTGGCGTTCTACTGGCGGTAACTTTACCACGCTTCAGGTTTCTGCTGGCGTAGACATCACTTCGGTGAGTGCGCATGGTGCGTGTATGGCACAGTGGGGCAAAACCATGTATATCGTTTGTGGCTCTGCTGGCAACGGTGGTTACGCTTGGCAAACCACCGACACCTATGCTACTGCTTTGACGGCTAGTGGCAATGCCCCTCATGCTTGGCAGACCACACCCGACGCAACACAAAGAAAAATGCCCACTGCCGAACACATTATTGTTCACGCTAACAAAATGTTTATCGGGTATGTTACCGAAGCATCTTTCGGTAACGCATCAGCAACCTACCCGAATCGTATTCGCTGGTCGTTGGAGAACTCACCAGAAAACTGGGACGAGGATGACTATATTGATATTCAGGGTGGTGGGACTGGTATTACTGGTTTTGCTGTTGTAAACGGTCAGTTAGTTGTATTCAAACCCAGTGCTGTGTATTTGGTTCTAGGTTATGATTCGGCAACCTTTCAGGTTGTTGAACTGACTAATCGTATCGGCTGTCTCAGCCATCATGCTATTGCGCAAGCCGAAGACGGAGTGTACTGGTTCAGCCACAACCAGGGGTTGTTTTACTATAACGGCTCGAGCATTCAGGATATGTTCAGTAATTTGCGTACGGCTATTGACCTAAATTATATTAATCCTGTTGCACCCGATTCTGTTAGCGTTTCGTGGGTTGGTCGGCGTGTATGGGTTTCAGCCCCATACTCGACGACAACATCTGTTTCAAGCCCAACAGTTAACTTTGTTCTTGACCCATCAATCCGTGGTGGTGTTTACACCCAGTTCCAAACCGCTGGCGGTGTTGGATTGATTGGTGGATGCGACTGGACCGACAGCACAAACACTGACTACAGATTGATGATTCATCCAACACAGGCCTATGTGATGAAGGTTGATTTGTATTCTGAGGAATCAGATAATATTACTGGCACGGAGACAGCCTTCACTAGTTACTATAAGACGCGTTGGTTTGATGGTGGAACCTATTTGCAGAAGAAAATGTTTCGTCGTCCAGATTTTGTTGTCAAGGAATCAAGTTTGGCGCAAAACATTACCGTTAAAGTTTACCACGACTATTCAGAAGGTACTGGTAACGAGCGAAAGATTTTCACAATCACCCAAACACCCCCTGCTACTGGTTTGTTGTGGGGTTCAGGCTTGTGGGGAGAAGACTGGTCGGTTGGTGCTATCAGTTCAACTGTTCAGAAGGGTCGTAACCTTGGGTTGGCGCGCAGCGTTCAACTCGAGTTTATCGGTCCAGCCAGCCAAAAATGGGGTGTTAATAGTATCGGTTATAAATATCAATCACGAAGGGTTAAGGGATAATGGCTACGCTTAATGTTCCCAACACATTTGTCAACGGCACACCTGCCGTTGCCACCGAAGTAAACGCAAACTTCAACGCCGTCAAGGTGTTTGCTGAGGCTCTCGCCGCAGGAACAAACATTGATGATGGTGCTATCACCTACAGCAAGTTGGCTGCTGGTGTTGCAGCCCTGCTTGCCAGTGGCGATTCAGACCAGATTGTTTTGGGTGGACAGGTTTTCGGATAATGACTTGGCAAACCCCCTTCCTGTCTGTGCTGAGCGGAACCGACAAAGATGCCCTTCAGGCTATCTTTGGTTCGCTCACCAAGGAGTTGGAGCGGTTGAGCCGTGAAATCGAAACTTTGAAGGTTGAGATGAACGATAGAAACGGGAAAAAGTAATGAGTATGACTGACGCATATTACAGTGATTTTGGTTTGAATGAAGCGTCGGCGCGTAAACGCCGACTTTCACAGTCTGTTGCTAACCGTCAAGCAGCGTTTCTTGGTCAGCAGCGGGGACAGCGGTCGCTAAAGGAACTCACTAAGCAACTTACTGAGGGGTTTCGTCCGAAGATGGCGGAGTATGGTTCGCGTGGTTTGGCTGGCCCTAATGTGGCTAGTGGTATTCAGCGTAAGGGTTTGGAGCGTTATGCTGCTGATTTTCAGCGGCAGGTTGGTGAGCAGACTCAGGCTCTTCAGGATGCGGCTAATCAGGCTGTGTTGGATGAGGCTGCGGCTCAGGCGGACCTTGAGGATTATATTAACCAGTTGCGTTTGCAGAAACAGCAAAGCATTATTGATGCGGCTACTGCCTTGCGGCAGTATTCGTCCTACTAGGAGATAGTTATGGCATTCAAATATAATCCTGCTACCAGTAAGTGGGAGCAGAAGCCACAGCCAGGCCCAGGAACCGCTAAGGCTCCACAAGTTAATATTGGTCGTGCGCGTACCCCTAAGGTTAATATTGGTCAGGCTAAGCCTTCTAGTCCGCAGATTGATGCTCGTCCGCCAGTACGGGTGAGTAATCGTCAGACTGGTTCTTCTGGTGGTTCGGGTGGTTCACAGCCTGTTGCTCCTGTTGTGCCTACTGGTCCACAGTTGTCTGAGGTTGTTCCTACTGGTCAGGCTGCTATTGATGCTGCTTGGCAAGCAATTTATGATGAGGCGGATAACTATTACGAAATTACTGGTGAACAGCCCCCTCCGTCTTGGTGGTCAACTAAAACCGCTCAGGTAGAAAATATCCAGAAGCGTTTTGATGCAGAACAAAAGGCTGCTGCTGATGCTGCTAAGGCTGGTGCGTCGGCTGCTGCCGCAGCCGCTAAGGCTAAGGCTGAAGCCGAAAAGGAAGAGCGAGAGCGAGTCCGTAAGGTTCGTGGTGGTCGTGAGGCAGAGTCTTTCCTTAGGACGCAGGCTGAAACCCGTAAGGCTGAGATGTTGAAGCGTGTTGCCGATTTGTACGACCCACTCAAGACTAAGACTGATGAGGATATGGCTCGTATGCTTGAGGCCGCTTCTCAGGCTTATGATACCGCTGAGGGTCAAGTTAGGGCTGCTGGTGAGGATTTCACTAAGGGTTTTACGCCCTCTAAGGCTTATAGTGAGATTCCTCTTTCGACTTATACTACGGCTGCTAATCCTCTGCTTGCTGCGTTGCAGCAGCAGGGTGCTGGTACTGGTGATGTTACAGCGGCGACAGAGGAGGCTAACCAGTTTATGGCTCAGCAGTCTGCTTTGGAAAAGTGGGCGGCTGGTCAGTTGAATGTTGGTCAGCAGAATTATGATACCGCCGTCCAACAGGCTGCTCGTGGTGGTTTGGCTGCGGCTCTTCAAGGTTTGGCTGGTCGCCGTGCCGATGTTAAGACTGGTATCGAGCAACAATTCGCTGATGCGCTTAGCAAGATTGCTCAGGAACGCACTGGTGCTGAAAGCGATGTTGATAAGACTATTGCTGACCTGCTTGCTGAGGCTGATAAGGTTCGTGCCGAAACGACCGCTGATTATGGCAATCTGCCGAAGGAGGAGCCGAAGGAGGAGCCGAAGGCTCCAACTGTACCTAAGCAGACCCCTAAGACGGCTCCCAAGCCTGTGGTTCAGCCTGCAAAGGGAACAACCTCCGAAGATAAGGAGAAGAAGAAGAAGGCCCCATTGCTTTCTTCTACTATCAGGAGAAGTTAATGGCTGTCACACCATCACCGTTTTCTAAGACGGCTAGCAAGGCTCTGCCCAAGGGATATGGGTTCGACGAGAATGGTAATCCGATTTATGTTAAAGCGGATGGGACTATTCGACAGTTGGGTGTTGGCGGTAAAGGTGGTAAGGGCGACGGTAAAACGACCTTTGCTCAGGAACAAACCCGTTTAGAAAACAGAACTAAGCAGGTTGTTTCGGGGTTGGCTGCTAATTCTGCTTTGAGTTTTGCTCAGCAGTCTAAGGCTCGTGCCGCCGCATTGGAAATTGCGGCTGGCGGTAAGGCATCCGTTAAGGATAGGGGGGTTTTGGGCGACCTGCTTAGCGCAGTATCCAAGGTTCCTGTCTCCGCCGCGAAGGGTGCATTCAACATCTATTCCAAGGCTGTTGAGCCATTCCAGTCTGCTGGTCAATCCTTCACAAAGGAATTGACCGACTTGATGTCAGGTCGTGGGTTCAGCCTTGACGACCTTGTTGCGCAGTCGCGCATGGATAACTTTAAGGCTGCTGATGCACTGGGCATTAAGAATAAATGGGTTCGTGGTATTGGCAACTTTGCGTTGGATACTATTTTTGACCCAACAACTTATTTGACTTTGGGTGCGAGTGCCGCCTCTAAGGCGACACGATTTGCTTTGGCATCCAAGGCTGCTTTGCTTGTGCCAAAGTATCCAGAACTTAAGCCTTTGTTGTCTAATGTTGCTCGTTATGGTGCTACGGCTATTCCCAAGAATATTCGTGAGGCTGAAGGTATTGCCGCTGGAGTAAAGTATATGGGTAAGGAAATTCCTTATACTAGTGGTTTGGCTAAGGCTTGGCGTTATACTTTGGCTCCTGTCCGCGCAACGATTGGCGATGTTGTCGCAAGTACTGGTCCTGGTCGTTTGGCACTACAAAAGACTACTACTGAGTCTTTGAAGGATTTGACTCTTAAGGGTTTTGGTCGCGCTGCGACACAAAACATTTATAAGCCCGAGTTTGTTCAGGGTCTTATGGAGATGTCTGCTAGCGATTGGGCAAAGGGTACATTTTCGGCTACGCTACGACAGTCCATTGGTGAAATTGCTACCATGATGGACAACGCCCGCGAAGCGGGGTTGACCGATGAAACGATTGGTCAAGTTTACCGCGCTATTGAACATGGCAGCGATGACGGTCTGAGCGAACCAGCAAAGGAAGTTTATTCGGCCTACAAGGGTTGGTCGAATAAGTTGCGGAACGAAGTTGTTGCGCTTCAACGCAATCTTAGCGACACCTATGGTTTGACTGTAGCAGAAATGGGTTATATTGATAACCACATTTTCCATAAGATTACACCAGAAGCAAAGGCATGGACTCTTGGTAGTGATACCGTTACTCGTTCGGGGTATCGTTCAGCGGAATTGACGGAGCGTGATTTGCTGGAGTCTAGTGGTACTTTAATGTTCCGCAAGATTCGCCCACCCGTGGTTGATGAGGCTGGCAATGTTATTAGCAAATCCAAGTTCCTTGGACGAGAAGTTGACGACGCCACGATTGACGGTCTTAATAAGATTTCGATGGAGGAAGTCGGATTCAAATGGTTTGAGGATGACCTTGGTTCGATTGCGCAGGGCTATGCTGAAAGCATCGCCCGCGCCAAGAGCCGTATTGCATATGTGGACCGCGCTATGGCGTTCGGTGCAGATGCTATCAAGCCAACAATCATCAAAGAGATTGTTAAGGATGAAGAACTTGTTGCCGACTTGACCCGTATTAGCAAGATTCTGACAAAGACACAGAAGTCTCTTAGGGCGAAGGTGCGTAATCAGGCTAGGTTGGCTGGTACGCGTGAAGGTGTAGCATCTGCCGCTGATGATTTCGCTAAGATTTTGGATGATGTTCTCGAGGGTCGTTATGTTGAGAAGACCCTTAGGGATGGCGAGATTGATGATATTACGAATCAGTTGGATGAGGTTTGGGATATTATTGAGTCTGCCCGTTTGAAGAGCCTTAGGGTTTCGCAGGATGCTAAGGGTGAGTTTGATGATTTGTGGGGCGGTTATCTTCGTGCCGCCGAGGAGTTGCGTGATGCGTTGGCTGGTAATACTTCTAGCCGTTATGCGTTGCTTCAGGATTTCCGCACCGAGTATGCCCGTTTGGCTGGTGTCTCCGCTGATGCTTCGGAACTTGAGGGCAAGAATCTTGAATGGTTTGCTGAGCGTATTAAGCGTATGATGAATGGCGGTAAGTCTGAACCAAGGGAGCAGGCACGCTTGTTGGCTGAGCGCACGCGGTTGCGTGCGTCATTGGATGAGATGCCAAGTGGCGCACAGTTTGATTCTAGCCGTCAAAGGATTGTGGATGAATTGGACCGCGTAGACAGGGAACTGGAAGCGGTGCGTGTTTTGGGTGATGTCCGTGAGTCCGCTAGTTACGCTAATGATGGTGTGATTTGGGGTTCTGTTCCCGATGCCACTGATGTTGAAGCACCATTTCAGGTTTGGACAACCAAGCCTGTTGATGATGAGTTTGGTACTTTTAGTCGTATGCCTGACAGTTTGATGGGTCATGCTATCCCCGAAGAAGATTTGGTGGATTTGCGCAATCCCGAGATGATGCAAAGTTTGTTGAGTGCTGATACTATTTCTGACACCATCAATAGGGTTTGGCGTGAAGCCGGCATTGAGGACCCAACTTGGGCTAGCGTGGTTGATTCTGCTATCGCTAATGGTGGTGTTGTTGATGATACGCTTCGTATTGTCAGCCCCGCTAAGGCTGATTTCCTTGAGGGTGTTTTTGATTTCCAGCGCATGATTGATGACGCGGTTGAACAGGGCGTGGATTTGACCGAGTTTGAAATTGAAAGTTTCTTCGGTTGGTTGCGTGAGAACTTTCAGGCTGTAGCCGCCGAGTTTTCCATTGATAACAGCGATGTCGTTGCTGACACGATGCTGAATAACTTTATTCGTGGGATGACCGATGATGCTGTTGATAGCGGTTTCCGTGGTTCACTTGTTCCTATGCGCACTATTTTCCCCGATTTGGATGGCATCAGTTCGGAGTGGGCTGTTGTTCTTCCGAAGGATACGCCGACCCCTGCGGTTGGTATGGGTTTGACGGACGAGTGGCAGTCTGTTCAGGACAATCCGTTGGCTCGTAAGTTGTTGGATGGTTCTACCGAGTCTTATGAGTTGGATTTGATGTCGCAAGGCGATGCCTTGCGTACAGAAGGTTTGGACCTTCAGGCTCTTCAGCAGTCTCGTGACGAGTTGGCTAAGCAGTTGGATTCTATTACGAATCCCGCTGATGAACTTTTGGACCGCGCAAGAGCAGCG